TTTTAGAATTGTTATAAGTTATATACAAGATATTGTTATAACAATTAAGGGTTGCACTATATATGGATTATCCAACTGTTGAATTGAGGTGGGAAGAAATACTTTCTTCTGCTATCACTGGACTTTTGCGACAGACAGAAAGCATGAGACAGAATATAAGTTGGGGTCATGGAGCTAACTTTGATATTTATAAGCAGTGGGGTATGACAGTATCAGGTTCTATATGTGAACAAGCACTTGCAAAAAAAATGGACAGCTACTTTCCACACTCAGTAAATAATTTTAAAGGTTCTGATTTACATATTGACGGAAAGAGCATACAAGTGAGATCGCAACTTATGACAAAAAAAACCAACAATCTTATCATAAGACAAGGGTATAAAGAAAGTGATTATTATTTTTTAGTCGGTGATGATACACCAACATATACATTTTTTGGCTATATTTCTGCAAAAGATATAACTAAAAAAGGATCATGGACTAACTTTAATATTACAACAAGGCCTTATGTTTGGTCTGTACCCATTAAAAATCTAAAACCAATAACGGAGTTTATAAATGAGTGATAAAATAGAATGTAGATTACTAAAACCTTTTGGCTCAACGATTGCCAAGTCATCTTTACCAAAAGAATTAATTGAAGATTTTTTAAAAGATTTATACGACATAAGACAAAACCCAGACAAAGCAAAACAGTATGCCTTTGATCATAAACTTGCTGGAAGTATTTATAAACAATTATTAATTAGTCCAGAAGTTATGTTGAAATGGAAGCAAAAATACTTTGATCATGTTATTAAACATTATGTTGAGAGCCATTATAAAAATAATAAAATGGCAAGATGCGTAATTAATTCTGCATGGACAAACACACAAAAGAAAAATGATTATAACCCATTACATACTCATACACATTTTACTAATAAAGCATTAAGTCCAGATTTATCTTGTGTTGGATATTTAAAATTACCTAAAACAAAACCTCATATTAATTCACCTAAACATCATCAAGTTGGTGGTTGGATTGAGTTTTGTGAGGGGTCTGAAAACATTTTTAATAATGCTAATTATTTGGTAGAACCTATGTTGGCAGACTATTATTTGTTTCCTGCAAATTTAAAACATTTTGTTTATCCATTTAATAGTGATGACACAAATGCTGAGAGAATATCTTTTAGCTTTAATACTACTATTATATTTGATGAGATGACCCAAAATGAACAAAAGTAAACCATTTTTAAAAGTTGAGCATGAATTAATAGACGATCAGGTTCTTACCCCAACCCAAAAGGTACTGTTCCTGCTCCTCAGACGGCTCAGGACAGCTCCTAATGGTGTAGTGCCTAGTCAGACCTATTTAAAAAAGAAACTTAAAATAAAGCAGTCTAGGACACTTCTAAGGCATTTGGACAGATTGCAGTTATTGGGTTATTTGACTTGGAGAAATAGGGGTAAAGGTCGTACTAATGAGTATATATTTAGGGATAATCCTAATTTTCAATCTACCCTTTTGCTAAACCTACGACTTAGAACAAAGATGAGTAAGCTACAAAAGAAATTGTACGAACAAAGAAAGTTAAAACAAGCTGAAAAGGAGGGGGTCATCTTGTTAAAACAAGCTAGAAAGGTCTAGCAGTGAGGGTGAAACTTTTGCACCTAGATAGGTGAAATAATTACACCTGATATAAAGAATTAATATAAATATATACTAGTTAGAATATGGCTAATAAAAAGTTAATACACAATATTATTAACAAGACTAGGAAGTCCTTTGACTTCCGATACCAACAAGCAATCAATAGAAACAAGAAACAAATTCCAAAACTACCCCCCCTGCCAAGTTTATTGCACTATTTAGACAGTATTAATATCTCTGACGCAGAAATTGACCGAATTGTCAGGGAGTATTGGGAAGCTGTTGAGAAAAATCCTAGCTTTGAAAAAGAAATTGCAGATAAGATCAAGATCAAGTATAATAAAAATGTTTAAACACAATATCTAGGTATTTAACTATCTTCTCAAAGATAGTCAGGAAGACCCCCTCTTACCCTTTCTTTGGGGGTCTCCTACCTCTACTTCTTCAACATCAAAATCTACATCATTGCAAATTAAATTGTCATAAGCTTGTATCTCAGCATCATTTTCATTGTCAGCTTCAACATAAGTTTCTTTAGTAATGATAACTTTATATTTTTTCATTATCCCTCCCCATTGCATTGTAATTCAAGGTCATATTCCTTGACCACCAATTTAGCTTTTATACCTTGCATTTCTTTTTCAAGATCAACAATAGTACAGTCGCTAGTGTTTCTTGTAGGTGGCTTGATAACATAACCATGAATTTGTTTGTCTCTATGATAAACTATGTCCCCTTTTCTAAACATCTTCTTTTTTTATTCCCTCTAAACCTAAGTATTTAGGTTGATTTAATAAATCCCAACCAATTTGTTTTTCAAGTGTTGACTGGCAATCATCAATATGTTCAGAATTAAAAAAAGAGGGAAATTTACTTCCCTTTGCTGACTCAAATTCTTCTAAACATTCTCTAACTTCTTCTAAAGCTGTATATGCTTTACAAACTTTTGTAAGAAATTGTTTGTATTCTTTTACATCTATTTTCATTGTGTCCCTTTCCATATTTTATATTTTTTATTGTCTCCCTTTCTAACCAAAGTATATGACCTGTTTTAATCTGCATTTTATTCGCAGTCTGTCCAACCTTGACTAGCTTTCCATTTTTTATATCTTTCATAATCCTTTCTTTCTTCTTTCCATAAAAAATATACACCACATACGATAATTGTCAATAGCAGTATATGAAATGATCTATCTTCTAGCATATTCATTAATACTTCAAACATCATTTTTCCCCTTTCAAAATTGTTTTAACTATTGTTGTGCTTGGATTGAGTTCAAAGTCTTGTAATTGAGAACAACCCAAAACGAACAATATTAAAAAGTAAAATATATATTTCATAATAGTATTGCTCCAACAACAAAACCAACAACAAACCAAATTATTTCTTGTCTATAAACCATGTGCCAAACATGAAATTTATCCATGTATTTTTTCATTGTTTTCCTCCTTTATATTTTCAGAGCCACAACTAACACAAACAGCAGTCATTTCAGATAATTCATACCATGACCAATTTTTTTCAGGTTGTTCTTGAAACTCTTTTAATAATGTTCCCTCATCACAACCGCAGTTTAAACATTTCATTATATCCCCCTTTTATTTATTATATGCTGCTCCAATATCATTGCCATTTCTAAGCCATAGAAAAGCAAGAAGTACATAAACGCAAAGAATATTAAACCTTCAATTATTGTTTTCATGCTTCCCTCCAGTAATAAGTTGTCCCTTCAAAGTCTGACTGTGAGTAGTCCATAGCCATTGCATTAGACCATTTTTCCCAATCAATGCAACTACTCAATGGGTTTGTATGTCCATTACTTGAGTTTTCAACATAACCACAATCTTCAGCAAAATCTTGACAATAATCTTGCCATTCCATTTTAGAAACAAAAAATATACCATGCTTCCAACCATAATTTTCAGTTTCTTTTTTAAGTTCTTTGATTGCTTCCTTTCTTTCTTCTTTTGTATCAGGGTTGCTTAGTTCTTCTTCTAAGTCCCTGCTATCTAATATACTCATCTTCCCCCCTCATATGTTGGTAGTTGTAGCATAAATTTAACAACGAATAGAACGAACATTGATAAACCTAGCCAAAGGTTAATCTGTGTCATGACTAGCAACCCAAACATTGCTAGTACATAACATAGAGCTAAATAGATTGCTTTAAGCATTAGGCAACCTCCAAAATCATATCATTTTCAAAAGGTAATGCGTTTTTATGGTCGTTATTAGGTGTAAGAACAAACCAGTTACCCTTTTTCTGAAATATACCAAAAGCAGACAAATTGCTTTCATTAAAGTAAGCATTCATTCTATCTTTTGTAGTTTTAGAGAACCAACCACCATTATTAAGTCTGATAGTCTTTTTAACTAAATCATGCTCAATAATTTTAGTTGAATGATGAACCACATTGACAGTATCGCCATCAGTGTGAATAGTTGTTTTATATGCTTTCATTTTTTACCCTTTCTTTTGTTGTGGGGGTTGTAACACCCCCTTTAATATTAACATGAAACAATTTCTTCAATTTCATGCCTTTTTCCATATTTTTGCAAAATATGATCAGCAACAGATTGCCAATTTCTGTTTTTAAATACTGATAAATCTAAATCAAAATCTTCAGCAAAGAATTGATCATCATCAGTAGTAACCATGAAAGCTGATGTCTCATGGATTGGGTTGTAACAAAATATTGTTCCATCCCCAGTAGTTTTTTTTATTACAATTTTATCAGTCATTTTTTACCCTTTCATTTGTTGGTTTTTTGTATATATTCAACATAGTTAAGATACTGCATATTTTCAAATAACTGTCAATAGGTAGTCAATAATAAATATATGAGTAATAAGATTAAATTCACATCAGAAGTATTGGAAGCCATATTTGCAGAACTAGCATTAGGCAAGTCTGTGAAAAAGGTATTAGAAGCCAAGTCATTATCTTGGGAGGGTTTCAGAAAGCTTTTACACAAAAAGCCCAAAGTAAGACAAGAATATGAAACAGCTAAAAGTGATGGTGTAGATTATTTGCTTGGAGAAGCTACATCACAGCTTGAAAGTGCAATAGCAGACTTTAAGATTAATGGTAAAGGCGACCTTGCTATTAGTCATTTAGTTAAAGAAGCTGTAGCTTTAACCAAGTGGAAAGCTACCCATTTATTGCCTAAATATTCCAACAAACAACAAGTAAAACACAGTTTCAACGCAGAAACTCCCTTAGTTGTGAAGTGGGAAAAGTCTCAGTAATTATTAAATAAGTAAAGTAATACAACATTTATTAGTGTTGATCTTCCAACCTGTTCGCACAAAGTTGCCTACACAACCTATAATAAATAAAATAAATTGCTAGTTGTAGGCAGATAAACCCTAAAATGTATTATGCAACTTGT